ATCGGTTGGTAAGACCGCATTTAGCATCGAGCTTGCCCTCGAAGCATTGAGAAAAAAGAAAACCGTTCAGTTCTTTTCGCTCGAAATGGTGAATGAGTCAGTGATGGAAAGAATGCTCGCAAATGTATCAGGAGTACCTGCCCGAGTCATTATCGACAAGGTAATGAAGAGGAAGCAGGAGGAGGATGTAGAACGAGCAAAAGACTTCTTATCAAACTGCCCGTTATTCATGGAGGATGCAGGAGATATGTCGGTAGCCACGATCAGGGCAAAAGCAAGAAGGTTGGCTAAGCAAGGATTGGATATGATTATTGTCGACTACTGCCAAATCGTTCGACCTGAGGATCCGAAAATTCCAAGAGAGCAACAGGTGGCAAGCATAACTTGGGGACTAAAAGCATTAGCCAAGGAATTAAGGATTCCAGTAATAATGCTCAGTCAGGTCAATCGGAATGCCGATCAGACTAATCAATGCCCAAAGATATCAGACCTAGCAGATTCTGACCGAGTTGGTCGGGATGCAGATGTCGTACTGATGCTGTGGAAGAAAATAAACGACAAAGGTGATGACCAAACATTCATCGAGGTAGCCAAGCAACGCAACGGCAGGCTTGGACCCGTAGAATTAAACTTTTTGGCATCCAAGCAACAATTTGAGGAGAGAACTGATTCTCGACTTAACTAACACAAATAAGCATATGAACTATACAAAATTCATGTTATCAGGGAGACTCGTCAGGGAACCTGAATCAGGAGAAAACAAAGCTGGAAAGCTTACCAAAATCTGCATCGCAGTTAATCGAAAGGTTGGCGGTGAGGATCATGCTTCATTCTTCGATATCGAGGGATGGGATAAGATGGCAGAGAGGTTAGCCACTTTCGAGAAGGGACAAGAAGGATTCTTCGAAGGAGATATGTACCAAAATACATATGAGGTTAAAAGCAAGGATGGTAAACCTCTAAAGAACAACGAAGGCAAGCCCATGACCAGGCGTTATACTGCATTCAAGGCATTCAATTGTCGTTACTTATCTAAGTCAGCTAAGGCAGAGCAATCTAAGAAGCCTGATTCTGAAGACGATATTCCTTGGGAGTAAATGTCTGTTTGGGTTCAGTCTAAGCATGGGGATTGGGATATCTCTTTGGAGTTTGGTGAATTTCACGAAAAGCGAGTTCGCCAACTCTTCGAGGCTGAAGGCAAGACGATAGAAGTAAAGGCAGACAAGGCGTGGCACACCACTGGAAATGTTGCAATTGAGTATCGTTTCCGTGGTCGCCCGTCGGGTCTGTCAACAACGGAGGCAAAGTGGTGGTTAACAGTTCTAACAAACAAAGAAAACCCGAAGGAAAGCGACATGATAATCCTTTGGAGTGTGAGCAAGCTGAAGGCTCACCTAAAACAAATTCAACACAAACTCAGAAAGGTGGATGCGGGGTATCTCAGGGCAAGCAAAGTCCTGTTGGTTCCATTGAAGTATTTCCTACCTGTACTGAATACGAACAAACATTAGCGTGGATGTGGGATACTCAAGATGTCAAATGTCCACCGCACAACAGATAATAATATGAGAGATGCATATGAAGATTCCGGATTTATTCTGATCTGCGTAATTATAGTAATGATTATATCATGGGTGTTCTCGGGATGTAGTTCCCACAAGTGTGGGAGTTGCCCTGAATGGCCAGACCACGGTCCTTGCCCTGTAGACCCCGAAAACTGCTGTCACAAATGAGAAAGTATCACAAATTATCACGAAAACTTGCCAAAGCAGTAATGCCTTTTGCTTTGCGTAAATATGAAAGGGAGCAGGGGAAAATTAATAAAACACCAGGTGGGATATTATTCTTCCTGCGAGACTTAGACCCTGCCCGAATGTTGGCAAAATTTAGAGACAATGACAGCTAGAGAAGAATTAGAAAAAGAAATAGTTTTACGAAAGAACGCACTTACATTCTGCAAGCAGGATGAGTTAAAACATATACTTAAGGATAACTTAATTAAGGTTCAGCAGGAACTAATTGAATTAATTAAGAAAGAACAAAAGCCTGATGGCGTTCAATAATGTAGAGCCGTTTGATGAAGGAACTTATCTAGTACGCTCACTCAAGGAACCTAGTCTATGCCATCTTGTAGATATGAATGCAAACGATGGATTTGGCGAGTGTTCATGCAAATGGCATATATGCAATGTGCAACCAAAACTAAACAAGGGTATTAAGCCCTTTAAAACATGCCGACACCTGAAAGCGGTTAAAGGATATCGTCTAAAGCTTCAAAATCATCCGGATCAATTTCAATAGCACCCTGTACTGCATTTGTCATGGTAAGCTCATGTGCCTCGCATTGCAGACATCCAATAATGGTTTGAAAATTTAACCTTGGTTCAAGTGGCGAATTTAAAACCTTAGCATCAGGACTATCGGCATCGCCTGTAGTATACTTATCTATCAGGTTGGCTAGTTCCATCTGGAATTGATCCGTTTGCTCATGGTAATCCTTACTCATATGAGCCAACCTTTCTCCCTACTCTCCTTGGGCCATTTATGTATGTAATCGTGGCACTCTCGGCAAACTGCCATCCAGGTATCCACATCTAAATAAAACCTTCCCCTACCTGCTTTGTGATGGATATCTAGCTTACGCTTTTTTCCGCACTTCTCGCAGACCTTGTCCTTTAAGAAACTCTCGCCTAGCTCTTTGTACTCCCTGTACTCTCTCTGCCTCTTTTTGCTTACTCTCCTCAGCGGACTTCTTTTCACTGTTTACTCCTTCCTTCCCAAACCAAAAGTTAGAGTCATTACCCCAATGATCAGGTGGTGGATCATATCCACGCTTCTTCCAAAAATACCGCCATCCCTCATCAATATCTTTTATTAATTGAGCACAAGTGCCTGAAAAATATCCACTACCTGCCGTAGCATATTGAAAGGATGCTGGTCTAGTAACAGACTCAGAAACTGAATTCCCGTACTTTTCGTTTTCCATCGTCGCCCGTGGTTGATGTGATGATTTTTGCGATATTGCAGTCGGGGATAATATTATTAAAAAACTCTTCCCAGTCCCAATGTTCATTATCTGTAATGACTATATAGTCTGATTTATGGGTGGATAGTATGTGCGTATGCATCACCTCGACCCTTTTTCATAAAAAAGTATAGCGAACCCGAATAGGGTACACACAGACAGCGAAAACACCTCTATCATGCTAAGGTCCATTACCGTGCCTAAGTTTATCAACATGCTCATCTAGTTTATCGACCCTGCCCTTTAGGTGCTCAATATTCATGTCCTGAGTGGCGTCTGCAGGTAATGCTCCGATTTCCCCGCGAGGCCATTTTATCCTGAATTCCGAGTTAAGTTCCAACTCATGATGTATGCGCACAATATCATTCTCCAGCGTATTTAATCGGTTGACGATTGCACTATAGCCCCAAACTGCCGTACCAACCAGACCTATGGTTTTAGCCATAAATGCAAGGTTGGCTTTAACCTGAGTATTCTCGCCTATCTCAGTCATCGCATTGACTTCTTACCACGGCACTTCCACTTCTTACGGGATAAAGCATTAGCACAGGGTGGTTTCTTACACTTCTTAATACCCGCAGACCTAGCACAGTAGGCATCGCCCTTTTTAGTGCCAGGACGAATCCTGTCTCCTCCCCCTTTAGCTTTACCCTTCTGCCCGAAGCTCCGGCACTTGCCATTTACCCGTTTAGCAAATCGCTTACCCTTGGTGGGCTTACATGCTTTCTTTCTAGCTGGCATCAGTATTTCCTTTTAGTGGATTTCTTAGCTGGCTTTCTTTTAACTGCTTTCTTCTTAGCAGAACTCTTCTTTTTACCCGCACAATGCATACAACAAGCTCCTCCTTTCTTCACTTCTTCTTACCTTTACACTTCTTAGCTCTCTTACAAGCTGCGGGAGTGGGACACCCCCTGCATGCTTTAAATGCCCTAGTGGATTTCTTTTTTCCGTATGCCATTATTTTTTTCCTTTTTTAGATGTTTTCTTTTTCCACGAAATTCTTGCAGGTCCTGTTTTCTTCTTCTTGGCTGATGTACATTGTGCCTTAGT